GCAAACGCTTTCGTCAGCAAACACCACAGACACCACAAACCTGTTACGGGGCATCGTTTCTCAATTGGAGCAGAAAAGAATGGTCATCTGGTTGGGGTTGCAATTGTTGGCCGCCCAGTAGCGAGGAGGTTATCTGGAAATGTCAGTGAAGGTAAACGCTCAACTTCCTCTGTTCAGCGAAACGCAGAGCAAACCTAACGGAAAACGGACCCAGGGAGGTGTTCCAACGTCAGACCTTGTTGTCTCAGCCCACGTTGGCACCAACGCAGAGATCTTTCCGCAGGTTCTGTCTCTCCATGTGCCGGAGGGCTCTACCGTAGCGGACGTCACGTACGGGAAGGGTGTATTCTGGAAGAATGTCCCCGAAGGCAAATACGTGTTGAAGGCCACTGATATATCAGGCGGCATAGATTGCAGGGCCTTGCCGTATGATTCCGGGAGCATTGATTGTGTTGTTCTCGATCCTCCCTACATGGAAGGTTTTTTCAGGAGAGCAAATAGCCATAAGGCCGGTTCAGGAACACACAATGCCTTTCGAGAACACTACTCCAACGGTAACGAGAAAGCCACGGGGCCTAAGTGGCACGCCGCTGTTCTTGACCTTTACTTCGGAGCCGGCAGAGAAGCTCATCGCGTCCTCAGAGAGAGCGGTATCTTTATCGTAAAATGTCAAGATGAAGTCAGCGCAAACCGGCAGAATCTCACCCACGTAGAGTTGATAAACGCCTATGAGAACATGGGCTTCTACGTGAAAGACCTTTTTGTTGTGGTACGCCCCAATAGACCCGCCGTAAGCAGACTAAAGAAGCAGGTCCACGCACGTAAGAACCACTCTTACTTTCTCGTTTTCCTCAAGGTGCCAGAGGGAAAAACCTGTCAGCTGGAATTGCCCAAGTAGGGACGGCAGAAGAACTGACCAACCGATGACAGATAAGGTTCGTTACGGACGCAATTTGACAGCCACCCAAGCCATAAAAGGAGGGGAGTGATGAGTAAAGATGTTAAACAACAGGCAAGGGCAATGATAAACTGTGACTTGCTTACCACATACGCAGACACACCGATTGAAAACATACCCAATGACGGGCGCAGAGCTAAGGTTGCTGAGCTTCGCAGAGAAGCAGATTGCAAGGAGGCAAAGATGAGTCAGTTGCCTTGGTGTGAACGGTTAGTAGCCATTTCGATTCATCCCCTCATGGCAACGCCGGATGATATAGCAAGAATGGCCGCAGAGTTAATGACCGTCACCGAAGCGTGCTGGACAAGGAGGCATGACATGGGGGAGAAATGCGATTGGTGCTTAGGTCCTATCGGAAACAGCATATTCAGGGGCGAGTGCAATGAGGATGTTTGCGAAAAGTGTATGCAAAAAGAATACCCAACGTACTATTGTCGGGATGCCACTTGACCCCCAAAATAATTAGGGATGGAACAAACCGACCGCGTGTCCAATCCGTGCCGACGGCACTCGCCGTGCAGGTTAACTTTCCGCCCTCCCGCCAGGCGTAAGCCTTGAAGTTGCGCTACATGCGAACGGCGCCCATTGCTCTGAACTCGCCAAGACCGCACTCGCCAAGCTCGATGAGGCGAAGGAGGGGGGATGAAACAGCGCACCACCTGGCTCTATTAGGCGTCAATCGTATGACCCCAAAGGTGGTTATATTAAAGCTGGTGCCAGATGCCGTCGCGCCTATGGCGTCTGCTGTGGGCGGCGAAAGCCGAACCCGACGCGGAGACGTTCGACGAGATATACGCATGGTGCGTCCACAAGGGCCAGTGTGCGGAATGACGGCCGCGTGGCGCCCTGGCCTTTCGTATAGAAGGGCAGGGGGACGGCCACGTGGAATCCGACGCCAAAACGTCCGACAATCATCGGCAGGTCGAACGCGACCACAAAGGCCGTTTCGTGCCGGGCAATACGCTCGGTAAAGATCATCTCTTCACCAAGCACAACCAGCCAGCGAACCGCGGCCGTCCGAAGACCAAGATCGTCACCAAGCAGCTCGAAAAGTGGCTCGGCAGGAAGGCCAGAGACTTGCCGATGGCCGAGAAGCTCGCCAAGAAGATCGGGGTCGACGCCGGCGAGGCGACGGTCGCCGAGGTCTTCGGCCTGAGCATGATAGACCACTCGATGAAGGGCAAGGACGGCATGGTGAAGGAGACCCTGCGGCGCGTCGAGGGCGAGGTGCCGAAGTCGATCGCGGTCGACTCCGTCATCCCCGTTGACGTGTGGGTCAAGTACATGGACGCCATGACGTATCCGCCGGCGCCCGACGCCCGTCGGGAGGAGGACGAAGGTGAATCCGGCAGCGTCGTCGACGGCTGACGCCTCGCTGGACATCAGGCGCAGACAATGCTGTCGGCGTTGGTTCCCGCTACGTTGGCATCCGAAGCAGCACGACCTGGCGTTCTCGCGTAAGCGATTCGTCTTCGTCCCGAGCGGCAGACGTTCGGGCAAGACGGAGATCGCGAAGAGGAAGCTCGTGCGCGCGCTACGGACGCGGAAGCTATGGCAGGACCCGCGGTACTTCTTCGCGGGGCCGACCGAGCGCCAGGCGAAGCTCATCGCGTGGAAGGACCTCATCATGCTCACGCCGCCCGATTGGCTGAAGGGCGAGCCGAACCACTCGGAACTCCGGATAGACACCGTCTTCGGGTCGAGTCTGCACGTCATCGGCCTCGACAAGCCGCAGCGCATGGAAGGCCCGCCGTGGGATGGCGGGGTGGTGGACGAGTCGTGTGACGTAAAACCTGATGCTGTAAAGTGTTGTATATGGCCGACGCTCGTCGACCGCCACGGCTGGCTCTGGAGGATCGGCGTGCCGAAGCGCGTGGGGGTCGGTGCCGCGGAATACAGGCGGGCGTGCGAAGAGGCGGCCGCCGGCGGGCATCCTGACGAGGCGGAATTCCACTGGCCGAGTAAGGACATCGTGCCACTGGAGGAGCTGCGGTACTTCCAGGAGCGGATGGACGCCAAGGACTACGCCGAGCAATTCGACGCCTCGTGGCAGAAGGCCGGCGGCAAGATCTGGCACGCCTTCGACGAGGACTACAACGTACGCGGCTGCGTTTTCGATCCCGCGGCGCCGCTCGTCGTCGGCTGCGACTTCAACGTCGATCCCATGGCGTGGGTGCTCGGACATCCGAGGAACGGCGGTTCAGGCGGTCCAGGCGGTCCAGGCGGTCCAGGCGGTTCAGGCGGTCCACCGGACGGTCATATCGAGTGGTTCGACGAGCTGTGGATGCGCGACACGAACACGCGCAAAGCCCTCGACGCCCTATGGGAGAAGTACGGGTCGAAGACGCGCGGAACCGTCAGCTTCTATGGCGACGCCACGAGCAGGCGGCGCGAGACGTCGGCGAGCGAATCTGACTATCTGCAGATCGTGAACGACAGGAGATTCAAAGCCAAGGGCGCGACAGTGCATTTCCCGAAGGCGAATCCCGGAAAAGCGATGCGTTTCGCGGCGGGCAACGCCGTGTTGCGCAACGCCGCAGGCAACGTCCGGTGCTTCTTCGACCGCCGCATGGAGCACACGCTGGCGGACATCGAGAACAGGGGCTACAGGCCGGGCACTACGGAGCCGGACGACAAGGGCGACGTCGGCCACGCGACGGACGCATGGTCATACGCATGCTACATGCTGTATCCGATAGTCGAGGACGCGGGCGGCACGCGTAGGGTGGTGATCCACGAGGGTGAGCTGCGGGCCGCCGCGGGCCGCGCCAAGCGCACAGGCGACGGGCGGCCGCCGAGGGCGGCGCCGAAGGCGAGGAGGAGACATGCCCGAAGAAGATGACGCGAAGGCGCTGGCGAAGGCCGTCGACCGCAGGGAGAAGACGCGGGCGCAGGTGGTCGGCAGCTGGGGCCGCAAGCTGACGTCGCCGCTGCCGGCGTCGTACGCGACCTACCGCATTATACGCCGGCACCCGACGGTCGGTTTGGCGCGGGCGCTCGTGAAGGCCGCGATACTCGCGGGCTCGTGGTCCGTCGAGGCCGACGACGACATCGAGGTCGACGAGGAGCGGGCGACGGAGATGAAGAACTTCGTGCGCAACCAGTTCGTGCCCATACGCGAGCACATAATCGAGACCACCCTCGACGGCGCGAACGACTTCGGGTGGTCGCCGTCGGAGCTCGTCTATGGCCAGGCGGAGGGCCGGACGACGCTCGCGAAATACAAGCCGTTGTTGCAGGACCTGACGAGGATCCTCGTAGACACCAAGACTGGAGCCTTTGAAGGCTTCGAGCAGACGAACGTCGGAGGCACCGTCGAAATCCTGGGCAAGTACGCGATGCTCATATCTTTCCGCGTGGAGGGCGGCAACTGGTACGGCGCTGGTCTGCTGGAGAATGCGCGCGAGACGTACAATCAATGGCGCGAGGCGCAGGCGGGCGCCGAGCGCTACGACGCCAAGGTGGCCGGCGCGCACTGGATCGTCCATTACCCCGTCGGGACGACCCTCGTGGACGACGTCGAGACGGACAACGCGGACATTGCCGAGGACCTCCTGGACGCCCTCGAGTCCTCGGGGTCGGCCGTCGTGCCGAACACCGTGGCCGGCCACGTGGAGGAGATGTCGAACAAGAATGTCGCTTGGCGTATAGAGCTCCTGGAGGACAAAGGCGGCAGGCAGCCGACCTTCGTCGACCGCCTGAAATACCTGGACGCGCTGCTCGTGCGGTGTTTGTTCATGCCCGAGCGCGCCATCCTCGAGGGCGAATTCGGGACGAAGGCCGAGGCCGGCGTGCACGTCGGCATCGCGGTGACGAACGTCACGCTCTGGGATAGGCAGATAGCCGACGAGGTGAACAAGCAGGCCGTTGACGACCTCCTCGAGCAGAACTGGGGAGCCGAGACGCGTGGCAAGGTACGGCTCGTGCCGGCGCCCCTCGTGGACGCCCAGATAAGCTTCCTGCGCGACCTCTACAAACTACTGATGACGAGCCCCGTGACGGTGCTCGACGAGTTTCCGACGGTCAACACCGACGCCCTGAAGGACAGGCTCGGGGTGCCGAAGGCCGAGGAGACGGCACAGGCGGGTGAAATCCCGGCAGAAGGTCTGGATCTCGAGCAGAGAACGAAACTCAAAGGCCGTCAGCCGACGGCCGGGGAGAAATGACCATGGCGGACGAGATTACAGTGAGCGTGGCGCTCAAGTGCGTCAACGGCGACCTCACGTACAGCCGGAAAGTCAGCAGCCAGAAGTACGACCAGACCGCGGTCGGCGGCAGGGGTGGCGTGCAGGAGATAGGTTTCGCGGCGCACGAAGCCGTACTTGTGACCGACGTCACTACCGAAGGCTGGGTTTTCATGCGGAACATCGATGACACGAATTTCGTGGACGTCGGCATCGACGTGGCCGCGGCGTTCGAACCCATGATCCGCATGGAGCCCGGCGAGCCGGCGCTGTTCCGGCTGTCGAAGGACGCCGGGGCGACGCTCTACGCGAAGGCGGACACGGCGGCGGTGAAGATCGAATACATGGTTCTCGAGGACTGACGCCGGAGATAGGCGTCGGCGACGCGCGGCCAGCGGGAGGGCGGCATGGATGCCGGTATTCGGGACGTTGTCAACGTTGTCAACGTTGTCGACGGCCGTCGAAACGGCGGTCTCGGCGGCGACGCTCGCGCTCGTGGCGTGGGCACTGTTGTGCTGGCGCCGCGACGGGCGTCCGCCGTGGGAGAACGCGGAGGACGCCGAGAATGACGCGCTTGGGATCGCTCCTGCGCCGCCTTTGTGGGAGGCGCAGACGCGAACGCAAGCCGGATCCGGCGGGCGTGACGTTCAAGAAGATACCGATCTTCCGGGCTCCGACGGCCTCGGAGATAGCGCAGGCGAGCCGCAGACAAGCCGGGCAGGCGGCGCACGGCAGGCGACGTGCGGAGCGCCGGAAGGACGGTGGCAAGAAAGGAGGCGCGAAATGACGCCGCACGTGACGAAGATCATAAGGCGGGAACGGCAGGCGGTGCGCTGCGAGGCCGAGGTCGGCGGCGACGGCGGCCACGCGGGGCTCATAGTGCTGGCTGGTCCGGAGGGCGCGCGCACGGTGCTCGGCCGGACGGACCCGGCGTTCGAAACGGCCGAGGAGGCTGTCGCCGCCATGGAGAAGGTCGTGGAGGACATGCGCCGGCCGCGGCCGGCACCGGAGACGCAACGGCAATCCGACGACGGAGAGGAGGACGAAAATGGTCAGTAGGATAGTCGCGGGGATGACGGACGAGCAGAGGCGGGCCGTAGCCGAGGCCGAGGGCGAGGGCGAGGGAGGCGTGATCTGCAAAACCGAGGGCAACGGCAGGGGCCTCTGGCGCGGCCTCGTGACGGTCGCCAAGGGCGAACACGTGGCCCTCGTGGTCGCCGACACGGGGCTGGCGTTCGACGACGAGGCCGAAGCTCTGGCGACGGCCGAAGACGTGGTCGACGCCGTGCTCGGAACCGCAGATGACGAAGGCGCCCAACAGGCGGCCGAAATGCGGTCCGAAGACGCTGAAAAATCCGAGGGCGAACCGGAGAGTGGAGAACCCGAGGAAGGGACGCCCGAGCCGGACGAAGAGTCTGACGAAGAGTCTGACGAAGAGATGCCGCAGGACGGCGAAGAGCCGGAAGCCGAGGACGAAGCGTCTGAATGACGTCAAGGACGGAGATGTCCAAACAACGGGGGAGGCTCACGCTCGGGGGACCGCTATGCCTGTGACCAAGCACGTGCCGAAGGCGAATCGCGCGGCGACGGCCCCGCCCACGGTCGGCGACGATCTCAACGACGTCTTCGGCTACAGCGAACGTTCTCATACCATTACAATCTGGGCAGGTTATCCAAAATGTGTGGTTACCCGTTGCGGGATGGCGTCAAGAACGGCATCCTGGCTTACGAGGTGTCCGCGACGCGGGCGGGAGCGCCGGCGGCTCGGGCGTGAAAGTCCAGGGCTCCGGAGACGGTCGAAAAGGGGCAACCTGTAACATGACTGCGCGGCATCTGTAACATGACTGCGGAACTTACACAGAACTTACACAGAAGAAACCGCACGCCTGCAAGGACTTACGGCATGACCGCCGCTCTGAGGGGGGGGGTATCATTGTCATTAAGACAAGCGCGGCGCGCATCCAGAGGACGAGGATAGTCAACTGCGCGATCGTCAACTCGTACAACCACGGCTGGTCGTGACGGCGGGACTGAAAACAGAGGTGCGGGAAACCGGGAGGACGCGATGCCGAGGGTGACGCCGGAGGAGCGCCGTCGGGCGCAGAGGCAGGCGCGGGAGATCGCGCGTTTCGAGAGGAAATCCGCGGAGGCCGCAACGCGCCTCGGCGCGCACATGATGTCGCGGTCGCTGGCGGCCTACCGCACGGGGCGCGCGGCGGACATCCCGGGTATCGTCGCCGTCGAGTTCGCGAAGGTCCTGCCTATCGTGGTCGATCTCATGACCGTCGCGTATCTCACGGGCCTCGACAGAATCCGCGTCGCCCGCAGGGACGCGCCCGTCGTCGCCGCGAGGCGGCCTATGCACGGACGCGCGTTGGCCGCGCTCTTTCGGCGCCTCGCGGTCGACCCCGGGAGGCTCGCGGAACTCACGGCCGCGCAAGAGATCCAGGCTGTGCGCATGCTCCGCCGGGTCGAAGACGGCGTCGAGAAGAAGCTCCAGCGGGCGATGCTGCGCGCGACGCTCGAGGGCCTGACGGTCAGGGAAGGCACGAAGGCCCTGAGAGAGGCGTTTGCGGCGGCCGGCGTCGTGCCCGTCAATTCCTTCGAGATAGAGGCGGTCTTCCGCACGCAGACGAACTTCGCGTATTCCGCCGGCTCATGGGCGGCGGCCCAGGATCCGGTCGTCGACGACATCCTCTGGGGATTCAAGCTCGTGACGACCGGCGACGACCGCGTGCGCGACGAACACTACGCCCTCGACGGCATGACCGCGCCGAAAGACGACCCGATCTGGAACGAGATATGGCCGCCCAACGGATGGGCCTGTTTCCTGCCGGGAACGCAGATCGTCGGAGATCCGGCCTGGATATCAAAGGCCGTCTATTCGGGGGAAGCGGTCGAGATCAACACCGTCAATGGAAATCGGTTGCGCGTCACGGCCAACCATCCCATAGCAACCGAACGCGGATGGGTTGCCGCGAAAACGCTCAAGCACGGAGACTATGTATTTGCCGATCGCGGTAAAACGAAATTCGTAAGGCTTTCCGGTTCTCCAATGACGACCAGACGGACAGTATGCAATGACCAGCGCCCAATGCGAATTGAGGATGTATTCAAGACGTTCCGGACGCATGGTGCAAGAACGGCTCAGGTCTCCGCGCTGGATTTCCACGGCGACGCGGCATTCACACGAGGCCAGATCGACGTTGTATGCGCCAATCGGAAATTGATGGAGCAACTTGATTCCGCTTTGCCGCGCCACAGCTTGAGCGATCTTTCTCTCACGCGGCCGAATCTGGACCTGCCGCTCGAATCTCGTCTTCGCGGCTCGGACTTGTTCGGCGACGGTCTTCTTCCGTCCGGTGCAGGCTTGCCAGGCGCTTTTGCATTGCCGCACAACAGCACGACGGTCGTGCTTCATCCACGACCATTTCAGCCTTTCCGCTTCGGAACGGTTCCGAATTTTCACTCCGTTGCGACGAAGGAACAGGATCAGTCCAGCCCGGCTGACCCCAAAATCATCCGCGATCTCTTGCGGCGCGTCCCCGCCGACATAGCGCGCGATCGCGTTTCCCATGTTCGCCATTTCGATTTTTCTGGCCATGTCTATGACCTCCAGACTCAGGACGGATATATTATAGCAGACGGAATAGTGTCAAGCAACTGCCGATGTCAGGTAATCTTCGTCTACGACGAACGCGAGAAGGCGCTGCCCGAACCCGAAGTCGAGATCGACGGCCGTACTGTGATCCCCGGGCCGGACAAGGGCTTCGCGTTCAACCCGGGGACCCTTCTGCGGCCGGGGGGCGCGTCGGTGCGCCTGCCCGAGGCCGTGGGCACGAAGGCGCGCGCTTGATTTCGTATAGATAAGTGGAGGAATAAATGCCGGAGAAAGGCTATCACGTCGCGAGGATCAGGGACCCCAAGCAGTATATACGAATCCGCACTCAGAAGAACGTCTTCGGCGCCGGCATCGACGTGAAATGGGGCGTCAAACGAGTCGGCGGCAAAGAGACGACGGAGGTCCAGGCGCTGCGCTTCAAGGCCACGCGGTTTACGCCCGCCGAGGCCAAACAGTGGATGCGCGAACACGACGACTCGGCGACCGGCAAGCCCTACAAGTGGATCGAATTCGAGGAGGCCGCGCCCGCCGAGGCGGCCTACCCGCCGATCATGTTCGCCTCCAAATGGGAGAGTCTGGCGTCCGTCGAGCACGACGACGGCGTGGTCCGCGGGTACTTCCGGAAAGTGCTCGCCCGCGTCGGGAACTACGAGCAGGCCGACGGCACCGAGTACGACTTCACGCGCGAGCTGTTCCGCCACTGGATGACGACGTTCGGCCGCATGAAGGCCGCGGGCGTCAAGGTGCCGCTGCTGATGGCGCCCCAACATGAGGAGGACGAGAAAGACCGTAACCGCGGCTGGCTCCAGAAGCTCTACGTCGACGGCGACGACCTCGTAGGCGAGTGGGAGGTAATCGGCGAAGACGCGATGACGAGCGTCGCGCGCAACGACGTGTCGGTCTTCTCGCCGCCCAAGTGGAAGGACGGCGAGGGCAACGAGTACGAGTGGCCACTCATGAACGTCGTGTTGACCGACTGCCCGCTCATACCGGGTCTCGGCGAATGGGAGAAGATACGGAATATAGCCGCGTCGTTCGTCGGCGGCGTTGGCGGCGTTGGCGGCGTCGGCGGCGTTGGCGGCGCGAGAAGGACGGGATCGAAAGGAGGAGGGACGATGTGGAAGAAACTGGCTAAGGCACTGGGGCTCTCGGCCGAGGAGGCCGGGGAAATCACCGAGGAGAACGCGGAGTCGAAACTCGTGGCGGCCGTCAAGGCGCTGAAGGAGGCGCACAAGCAGGAGATCGCGGATCTCAAGGCGGCGCACAAGGAAGAGGTCAAGCAGGCGCGGAAGCCCGTCAAGGCGTCGCTTGAGGATGCGCCAGAGCCGGACCCCGTGATAGTCGGGCTCGTGGAGACCAACCGCGGCATGAAGATGGACGCGCTGTTCGGCGCCTGCCGGCTGACGCCGGCGGCGAGGGATAAGATCAGCGAACGCTATGGCAAGCGGGACGCCATCGCGGCGTCGCTCAAGGCCGGCGACGCCGACGACTTCGACTTCTGGATGGACGTCCTCAAGGAGAACGATCCTGTCGAGCTCACGGAGAAGACGGGCGCGCAGGTCGTCAGGGCGGCGCTGCCGAGGCCGGAGGCGGGCGAGACGAAGGACGACGACAACCCGCTGCTGAAGGACGCCCAGAAGCGGGCCGAGGCGGTGAAGGCATCTTGACGCCCGTACGGCCGGCGCCGACGGACGCCAAAACAGGAAACGGAAGGAGGTAGGAAATGGCTCAGACGAAAGGACTGGAGACTGGAGACCTCATCGTCTACGAGCAGAACCCGACGTTCTGCCGCGAGACTCTGACGATCAAGGCGAACAACACCTTCGTCGTCGGGCAGGTAGGCTGCAGGGACGGCACGGGCGACATCGTGACGATCGCGAACGGCAACGACCACGTGTGGACGCTGACGATGGCGGCGGGCACCGACGGCGGCAACTTCGCGCTGGCGTACCGCGGGGCCGCGATCGCGGTGCAGGCGTACAACGTTGCGGTGGCCGATCTCCAGACGGCGCTGCGCGCGCTGCACGCGGACCTCGACGCGTGCGTGGTGGCCACGGCAGGCGGCGTCGGGGTGGACTATACGATCACGGTCACGCACGAGAAGCTCCCCAAAGACGCGCCGAGCATCGAGGTCGTGCAGGACTCAACGGCCGACGGCGGCGTGTGGGAGGGCGGGATCCATATCTCGAAGACGACGCTCGGCGAGCCGCCGTGCTGCATCGTTTTGGAGGCCTGTGAGGAGACGTCCGACGCCTCGCGCGTGTGCCTCGTGAGGAACGCGGTCGTGGACGCCTCGAACGTGACGGGCCAGAGCGCGGATGTGAATAAGCGCCTGGCGGAGTACATGGGCTCGGACGACTACGAAAACAGCGCCGCCTACGGCGCGATCATAGTCCGCATCGGCCCGACGTACACGACGCTGTGATAGCGGCGCCGGAAGAGCCGGCGCGCGGCGATTGGGAACCGTGACAGGAAAGGAGGGGTGAGATGCCAGTGACTGACGCTTTCAACACGGACATATTCGGGCTCGTATCGCTCACGAAGGCCGTCAACAAGCTGCCCACGACGCCGACACGGATAGGCGACCTCGGGATCTTCGAGGAGCAGGGGATAACGACGACGACCGTCATGATCGACGAGGTCAACGGCCGCGTCGCACTCGTGCCCGAGACGCGCAGGGGCGCGCCCGGCACGCCGGTGACGCCGGCCACGCGCACCGCGCGGTCGATCGCCGTCGGGCACATCCAGACGGACGACCACATTAAGGCGGACGACGTGCAGAACATCCGGGCCTTCGGCTCGGAAACCGCCGAGGAGGTACTCGCGCAAAAGGTGAACGACCGGCTGGCGGCCATGAAGCGCTATACGGACGTCACCAGGGAGTACCGCCGGGTGCACGCCTTGCACGGGAACATCCTGGACGCCGACGGCGCGACGTCGCTGTGCAACCTCTTCACCGAGTTCGGCGTCTCGGAGGTCACGGTGGACTTCGTTCTCGACACCGCGACGACGAACGTGAGGGAGACGTGCATGACGGTCTTGCGCGCCATCGACGACGCGGTGGGCAACAGCGCGGTGATCACCGCCTATCGCGCGATTTGCGGCGAGACGTGGTTCGACAAATTCACGGCACACGACCACGTCAAAGAAACGTACGCGAACTGGGAGGCGGCGGTGGATCTCCGCGCAGACCTCCGGAAAGGCTTCATGTTCGGCGGCATCACGTGGGAGGCGTACCGAGCAACGGTCTCGGGCGTGGACTTCGTGCATGACGACCAGGCGAGAGTCTTCCCCATCGGTACGGGACTGTACGCCGAATACTTCGCGCCGGCCGACTACAACGAGACGGTCAACACCGTCGGCCTGCCGAGTTACGCGCGGCAGTGGGCGACGCCGGACGGCAAGGGCTACAATCTCGAGGTGCAGTCGAACCCGCTGGCGCTCGCGTTCTTCCCGGCGGCGCTCATCAAGTGCACGAGGTCATGACGCGCTGGGCGCTGGGCGCTGGGCGACGGGCGACGGACCGACTGGGTAACTGAGTGATCGACTGATCGACTGATCGACTGATCGACTGATCGGTTGAAAACTGGCGGCCCCCGGCCGGGAGGCCGGCCGGGGACAAGAATTTAGGGGAGATTGACATGCGGGTCCGCCCTGCGGGCCTTCACGGGAGGCGCAGGCTATGCCGACGAATCAGAGTACCGATAGGCTCGTAACCGAGGACCTGAAACTTCATCCCGGCGAGAACAAGTCGCTCGCGCTGCAGACGCTCGAGACGCTGCAATTCCTCGGCGGCGGCCGGCGGGCCATGGGAACGATCACGTTCTCCGGCCAGCCGAACGACGGCGAGATCATCACCATAGGCGACGGCGTCAACGCCGCGACCGTCTTCGAGTTCGACGACGACGACAGCGTCGTCGCCGGGCGCGTGCAGGTGGCCATAGGCGCCGACGCCGAGGCCACGCTCGACAACCTGCTCGCGCTCATCAACTCGACCGGCGACCCGACGACGGCCGACGGCCAGGATACCTTCCGCGTCAACGGCACGAAGGAAGGCACGACGATCATCAACCTCAAGAACACGAAGATCGGCACGGCCGGCAACGTGACGATCACCGAGAACGCCACGAACGTCGCCGTCACGGGCATGGTGTTCGGCACGGACGTCGGCCAGATCGACACCGAGATGCAGGCCGAGGTCATAGTCACGCCGGGCGACATCGAGATAGGGAGCGTCAACCTCCTGACGCAGGCCGACGACCAGATAGACCCGTCGGCGGCCTACGCCGAGGACGTGGCGTACACCGCGGCCGACTGGGTGACGCCCGCCGGCGCCGTGCGCAAGAACGCGCGCGCCTTGCCCGGCAGCGCGGCCGACGGCGACTACACGCCGCTGCAGGTGACGACCAACGGCGACCTGCGGACGCGCGACGACGACCTCCTCACCGAAGTCGGCGCCATAGCCGACGCGGCCGTCGAGGGCGACGCCGCCGGCACCATCCACGCGCAGCTCAGGGGGATAAACAAGAACGCCGGAGCCGTCGCCGACGCGGCGGTGGCGGCGGACGCGGCAGGAAGCCAGTCGGCGAAGCTCCGGGGCATAAACAAGCGGCTCGGGACCATAGGCGACGCCGCGGACGTCGACGGTAGCCAGGCCGCGCAGCTCAGATACATCGGCGAGAACATCGGCAGCATCGAGGAGACGGTGCAGGAGTGCGACGACAAAGACGATTTCGCGGCGGTGAACGACGCCCAAAACCTCGCGGACGCGACCAACCACGTCACGGGCAACAGCGCCGTCGAGTGGGACAAGACGGGCGGCACGCACGTGAACAGCGGGATCGACGACACGATAGCGTCGATCGACCTCATGCATTTCGGGGCGGCCGACTACGTCATGGTCAACACGTACATCCCGGACCTCACGGACGTCGCGAGCGTGCTCCTGCGGCTCGGGACGGACAACGCGAATTACACGGAATGGCAGTGGGCGGACAGCGAACTCGTAGCCGCGGCGTGGAACACGCTCATCAAGCCCGTCGGCAAGATCAACGGCGTAACCGGAACGGGTTGGGACCAGGCGGCGGTGACGTACGTGGCCTTTATCGTGGTCTTCGACCTCGCGGCAGACACGCTGAATAACATGCTTGTGGACCGCGTGTCGATCGTCACGGCGGAGGCGGTTTCCACGGAGCGCAACGTCTACACGGAGGACACGCCGCACACGTCCGGCGACGAGGGCAACATGCCGCTCGCGGTGAGGACGGACGCCCGCACCTCGAGGGCCGGCACCGATGGCGACTATGCGCCTCTGCAGCTGACGGCGAACGGTGACCTGCGCGCCAGGGACGACGACCTGCTGACAGAGACGGGGGCTATTGCGGACGCCGCGGTCGAAGGCGACAGCCAAGGAAGCGTCCAGGCCAAGCTGCGCGGAGCGAATAAAGTCTCGGGAGCGGTGGCTGACGTGGCCGTCTCGGGAGATACGGCGGGCAGCCACAGCGCGAAATTGAGAGGCATGAACAAGAGGCTCGGAAGCAACGCGGATGCCGCGGACGTCGACGGAACTCAAGCCGGACAACTGAGATACATCGGCGAGCAGCTCGACGGCACCCTGACTGGCACGCTCGACGACGGGACCACGACCGTCATCCGCGCGCTCGTCTCGCCGAACGATGCGCAGCCGCTGGCGGACTATTTCGACGCCACGGAGCAGCTGTCGCCGCTGTATGTGGCCGATGCCGCGCTCGCGCTCGACAACGAGCCGATAGCCGACGTCATGGCCGCGTTCTACGACAAGCACGTCGCGGATTGGGGCGCCGTAGGGGCGGCCGCCGACGTGGACGGCGTGGCGCACGGCCAGCTGAGGTTCATTGGTGAAGCCGTCGACGGCCTGGAGGCGGATCTCGCCGACCTCGCCGACACCGTCAAGACGGACGACGCGGGCTTCACGCCGGCGACCGACAAGGTCCTGATGGTCGGCGCGGAGTACGACGACACGGTTCCGGACGCCGTCGACGAGGGCGACGCCGGGGCTCTGCGCATGTCCGCGAACCGCAATCTTTACGCACAGCTGCGGGACGCGGCCGGCAACGAACGCGGCGCGAACGTCACCGCGGCAAACGAACTCAACGTCCTCGAGAGCAACAGCGCGGCGATCCAGGCCGCGGTCGAGCTGATGGACGACGCCGTCGGCACGGACGGCGGGGCGCAGATAACGAAGGGCATGGCGATCGGCGGAAACGACGGCGTGAACTTCCAAGTCCTCAAGGTCAACGCCGACGGCGAACTCGTGTGCAACCTGGAGACGGCGGATATTCAGATCGGCGCCGTCGAGCTCAAGAACGCGGCGACGGACGACCGCTGTCTCATAGGAGACGCGAACGTGGCCCGCGCGGCCACGGACCACGTGCTTCTCGCGCAGCTCGTCGACGCGGCCGGGACCGTCAACGGCGTCGTCCTGAACGCCGAGATCCCGGCCGGCACGCAGAACATCGGGGACGTGGACGTGCTCACGCTGCCCGTGGGGACGGCGGCAATGGCCGCATCGACTCCCGTGACGCTCGCCACCGACGACACGCAGCTGGGCGCCGTGGGCGCCGCCGCGGACGTCGACGGCAACGTGCATGGCCAACTGCGGTCGATCGGCGAGGCCGTGGAGCTCATCGACGACACCGTGCATGCCGACGACGATATCTACAACGCGCTGGACAAGGGCGTGTTCGCGCTGGCCGTGCGGAACGACAGCCTGGGGACGACGTACGCGACGGTCGACCAGAGCTACAACCCGATCGCCACGACCGAGAAGGGCGCCGTGCACGTGGCGCTCGGCAACGGCGTAGATAGGATGGCCGCCGTCGCGGCGGACGCCGCCCTGGCGACGGACATAGACGGCGGCAACGGCATCCACGTGCTGGCCTCCATGTATGCCAGGCAGGACGACGACACCGTCGAACCCGTGAAGGCCAACGCCTCGAACCAGCTCGAGGTCGAGGTCGTGACCGCTGCGCCCGTGACGAGGGCCGAGAGGAACCCGACGATCCTCACGCAGGCGGTAGCCGTGCCTGGCACGCGCGAAGCCTTCGGCGGCTCACAGCAGGTGGTGTATTTCCACGTCGAGGCGCGCAAGGTCGACGGCGTCAATGCCGGCAACGTCTATATCGGGACCGCGGCGGTGGACAAGGACACGAGCCAGCAGATCGTGCTCGCGCCGGGCGATAAATACGAGTTCACGGCCCCTGCCGGCGTCAGCACGGATCTCGACGCCTGGTTCGTCGACGCCGACAACGCCGCGGACGGCATAACCGGCTATTATCTGAGCGCGTAAAGGAGGCGTAACATGCCCGTGACGAAGCACATACCGAGGGCCAACCGTGCGGCTGCCGCCGCACCGACGGCCGACGACGACATCACGCTGGGCTACAGCGTCGGCTCGCAATGGCAGGATACGACGAACGACGTGACCTACGTGTGCGTGGACAACGCGGACGGCGCGGCGGTGTGGGTGCCGACGGGGTTCGTGCAGTCCGGCGCCCGGGCGTATCTGGCCGGCACGCAAGTGATCCCGACAGCCGTGAACACGAAGCTCATGCTCGAGACCGAGGGTTTCGACCTCGCTGGCGAGTTCGACAGCTCCGTGACGTCCGGCACGGCCGACGCGACGGAGGCGAACAAACTGCACGACGCTGACGGCGGGTTCACCGCCGACATGGTCGGCGCGACCGTCTGGAACACGACGGATGAGACGTACACGACGGTCAGCGCCTTCGTCGATAGCGGCGAGCTGACGCTCGCCGACGACATCATGGCGGATACCGAGACATACAACATCTATTTCGCGCGGTTCACCGCCGCGGCGGCCGGCAAGTACGCGGCGACGGTGACCTGCGAGCTCACCAGCCTGAGCGACGGCGTGACGATCGGGGCCAAGATATACGTCAATGGCGCCTGCGCCGCCGAGACGATAGTCGCGATCGGCGCGGCGATGTCCCCCCGCGTGTGCGTGACGGACGTCCTGGAGCTGTCCGCGGCCGACTACGTCGAGGCGTTCATCTACCACAATCACGGCAGCAACCGGAACGCCCTGTCGAGCGCCGCGTATAACTTCATGTCGGTAATCAAGTTGGGGACCTGACGGCGATGCCTGAGACCGTGAAAGCCGACGTCTGCCACCGCCTGCGCACCGAAATCTACCGCATGATCTTCCCGCGGTGGGCGCTGTTCATCGCGGGCGGCCTCGTGGTCTCCGCGCTGGCGGCCCTCCACGCGAAGGGCAATATAGCCGAGGACAAGGTGCATAGCTCGAAGGTGGTGCAGGCCAAGCTCGTCACGGAGGTTGAGTACATCAAGAAGGGCCAGGAGGAAATAAAACGGGAGCAGCGCGAGCACCGAGTGCTGCTGCAGAAGATAGAGCGTGCCGTGAACGACGGGAGCTGATGTGGCCGACTACTGCGACCGAGACGATATAGAGGACGTCTTCGGCGTCGGTAACGTCGCCAAGTGGGCGGACCTCGACAATGACGAGGACTCGACGAAGATCGCCGCGCGCATCGCTCGCGCCGTGACGGCGGCCATGGCGGATGTCGACAGCAGGATGCTCGGCGGGCCATACACGGTGCCGCTGGCGAAGGCTGACGCGAGCATTCCGACGCTCGTCACGGACGTCTGCGCGAGGCTCGCGGGCGTCTGGCTGTACGAGAACCACGGCGTCCAGGATTACGACGCGGAGAAGCGCACGGCGAAGCACAGGCTATCGTTTCACAAGGACGAGGCGCACGCCGTACTCGACGAGCTCCGGGCCAGCAGGCGCCGGATAGACGCCGTGCCGGCCGCGACGACGAGGCCGTACGTGCACGACCATTACACTCAGGTGGCGGACGACTCGGACCTGACGTCGAAGGTGCGGCAGGGGGAGACCTGATGGCGCGCACGGTGATAAACGTCCGGGGCATGGAACGCATGGGCCGCCTTGCCGAGCGCGGCCTGCAGTCGACGGCGCCGTCGCCGGTACGCGACGCCTTCAGGCAGTGGGATACGCGCTACAGCGCGGCCATGCGCGAGCGCTACGACAGGTTTTCGCGCGGGCAGGGCAACTGGAAGAGCCTCGCGGAGAGCACGAAAGAGCGGCGCCGGCACGGCAAGGGCGCGCTGGCGAGGGCCGAGACCTCCGGCGGCGGCCAGGTGTCGATATTGCGCGATACGGGGACGCTCTTCGCGGTCTGGAGGCCGGCTCTTTTGGGCGTCGCCGGCAAGCTCAGCAAGCACGTGCCGTTCGGCATCGTCGTCGGATACGGCGGGCCGGCAACGCACCCGGCGGGTAAGATGACGATCGCGCGCTTGGCGGAGATACATCACACGGGCGAAGGCCGCATGCCCGAGCGGAAACTGCTGGTGCCGCCCGCGGAGCCGCTGAAGAGGCAGATGGCCAGCGATATGGAGCGCGCGTTGGCGAAGATCATCCGGCGGTCGCAAGTGCCGCCGGCGTGACGGACGGGAGGCGGGTCCGACGATGGCGGAAGACTGGCAGGCGGGCGACGTGATCCGGACGGCCCACGGCCGCTTCAGGCGGCTCGTCTCCGGCGCGGACTTCCGGAAGGTCGTCGCGCGGCTATCCGCGCGCGACAAGGTATTCGACACCGAAGTCCGCGCGACCGTCCATCGGCTGCGGTTCGCGCTCCAGGAGGACGCGGACAGCGGCGAGCCGTGCTGGCAGGAGACCGAGTTCCGGCGCGGGAGGAAAGCCCGGGAGGCGGCCGACAGGCTGCGCGCGATGGGCGCGAAGGTGGAGGATCCGGAAGCCGTGGAAGTCAAGTTGGAGGTCGTGAGCGTTGGCTGATAGCGCGAGGAACGAAAAAACTCGATTTGCGAAGGACGATGTCCGGTCGCTCAAACGAATCAATCATAGTCAAAAGACTACGGGAGGCTGAAAATTAGCGAATGGTACGTATCTGCGCTTGCCGGAGGAGGCGGTGACGGCTCCGAAGGCAATCCCTGGACCCTCGAGGAGGCCGCGACCGAGGACAACGCCGGCACGGTGGCGGCCGGCGATCGCGTCAACATCAAGGCCGACGGCACGTACACCACCGGCGAGTTCAGCCTGACGAATGCGGGCGCGGCGGGCAGCGACAAGATATGGCAGGGCTATACGGCCAGCATAGGCGACGGCGGGAGAGCTACGATTCAACGCAGCAGCGGGACCGGGTATTTGATTACCGTAGGCGCACACTACAGACAGTTCAGGGATTTGATCGTAGATACTCAATCGGCAGGCTCGGGAATGCATCTTTATCACACCAGCACAGTCGGCGCGATCAACGTCAAGATGATCGGCGGAAACAATAATGGTAACGGATTCTACAAAGGTTGGCGATGGAATTGCCACGTAGACGATTGTGCTACCGGATACAGAGAGGGTGCGAGCTACTACTGCGTTTCGGAATCCTGTTCCAGCCACGGTTATTACGAGGTGTATCTGTACTACTCCGTGTCTATCAACGATGGATATGGTATACGTTTGGGAAACCGCAACTTGAAAGGTTGCATCATAATCAATCCCAGCCGGGACGCCGTGTACCATGTCTACCAGTATTCGATGATCTGGGACTGCGTCTTCAAAGACGTCTCCAATCCGTATTTCGCCATTGAGATCGTTACGAAACCGCGAGTTATAAAGAATTGCGACTTCTTTGGCGTCGACAACAAGACAAACGGGCACGACGGCGTGCTTGAAGACTGCCACGAGCTCGACCCGCAGTTCG